TCTGGCATCGACATAACGTGGGAGGCCTGAGCCGTGGAGACAGCTAGGGCGGTATGTGGCGCGGCCCTGCTGGCCTTCTGCCTGTGGGGCCTATACGACGTGGGGCTGGAGGCCCTGGACATGCCCGAGGTGCTCATGTCGACGGGCACAGGCGAGTGCGTGGACGTGCGGGACCCCGCATCCGAGGCCGACGGCCAGCCGAGCCCGTGGTCCTGTGACCACTTGCCGCCGAGGTACGACCGCATCATGGTCAGGTAGCAACACCCGGACGGGCTGCCACGGCAATCTAGGCAGCCCCGTTCTAATACGGTGTGCTATGTCCTGCTCAGCACCAGGATTTACTTAGCCGAGCATCTGAGGTCTCGCCCGGGGCACATAAAAAGACACCGCCCGAGGGCGGTGCAAGTACTGAGGTACACAGAGAAGGGGGGTCCGGGCTACTTGCCCAGCAGGGCCTTGAAGCCCATCCATGCGGCCGCGACCAGGCCCGAGACCACGATGCCCACGAGCGTGAGCATGCCCTTGGTCTTGATGCTTTCGGTCGTGTTGCGCCACTCGCGGAGGTGCTGGAAGTCCTTCTGGACTTCGATGGGGTCGTCGACCTTGACGCCAAGCATCAGGAAGGTCTCGCGGACGGCCTCGCGTATCAGCGTCTTGGCCTCGCCCGGCGTTAGGTTGTGGAACTGGTGCTCGCGGTCCTGGTCGCTCATGGCCGGGGGCCTCCGATCGTGGTCGGCAGGCGCTGCCTGCGGTAGAAGTCGAGCTGCCAGGAGGCCTCGGTGGCCCACCTGGCCAGCTCGGCCATGTTGCGCGACAGGGCCTCGTACCCGCGGGCCGGCAGGGCGAACAGGGCCTCGCCCTTGTACTCGAGGACCGCCCACCGGACGGCCTCGAGCTTCACGGGCTCAGGGGGCGGCAGTACCGCCGGCGGCGGCAGCTTTGCCTCCACCGTCGGCTGCTCCTTGTGTGGAGCGCTCGAGCAGGCGGAGAGCCCGATCAGAGCCAGCGTTAATGCGGCGCTCGACAAGGCCAGGCTTACGCTTGGCCAGCGCGCCGAGGTCGTGCGTGGACAGTACATCCTTGAGCTCCCTCGTGTACGAGCCAGCATCACGCTGGGCAGTGGCTAGGTCGGAGAGCGCCTGCGCCTGGACCCGCGCCGCGGCATCCCACCTGTCGATGGTCAGCTCGAACGCGTCGGCGCGGGCCCTCTCCCGCGATACGTCCTCCCTCAACGTGGCGACCTCGCCCGTGAGGCGGGCCTTCTCGTCGACGAGGCCGGTATAGTGACGATATGATAACGTGATGACAGTCACCAGGGCAACCCCGATAAGTGCGCCAGCACCGATCTTCCACCATAATGTCATGCCCATCTCCTACGGGTAGAGCGCGGCGGGCAGCTCGAAGTGAGGCCCGTCCAGGAACGCCTTCTTGCCCAGGACCCGGCGACGCGCCGCATAGGCCATCGCCTCCTCCTCCATCTGACCTGGAGCGAGGTCGGCCAGCGCCCTATCCCAGACGCCTCCCCACCGGATCGGCACGCCGAGCTCCTCGCTTGCCTGGCGCACGGCCTCCGCGACCAGGTAGCACAGGGGCCAGTCCCACCGCAGCTCGGCCCGCCCGTCGCCGTCGAAGTCTATCAGGGGCACGAGGTCTACCGCGTGGCCGAGGCCGGCGGACCCCACCAGGTGACGCGACTCCAGGGTCTGGCTGGCCCCGGAGGCCTTGAGCCTCGCCTGGCGCGCGGCCGTGCGCACCCCCTCGTACACCTGGAAGTCGATGGTGGTAATGACGATGGCGCGGTCCACCACGCGGACGAGGTCCGGGTGGACCCCGATAAGGTTGGCCTGGGACTTGTCCCCTAGGCGGAAGGTCATGGCGCATCCTCCATGGTTGCGGTCGCAGTGACCGTGGTCTGCGGCTTGGCTTGGCGTGCCCCGGGTGCCCGCAGGCGCGCCAGGCTGACGTCCTCCCAGGTCGCCCCGAACACGTAGCTGCCCACGATGCCGAAGATGACCAGGAAGGACATGGTGACGGCCGTCTCGGCGGGCGAGGACTCGAGGTCCCTCCACAGCACGTAGGCTACCGTGAGCATGCAGAAGGCCACCACCGCGAACATGAAGCGGCGGCGGATGGCCCAGCTAGACGTGCCCGTGTTGCGCATGTCACCTGCCATGTTAGATGGCCACGCCGGCGGACCAGGCCGCCTTGAAGACCGAAATCTTCTGCTCGTCCTCGATGTAGCAGAACCAGCCCATACGCGGGGTGGCAAATACCCAGGCCAACCCGGACCACACCGCGACGTCGTTCACGTGCCCAACCCACGCCCCAGTAGGGCTGCCGGCCACGATGTAGGTGTCGCCCGCTACCGGTGAGCCCGGGGGCGTGGCCAGGTCCCTGTCCTTGACCGAGAGGTGGAAGCCGAAGCGCCCGATCTTCAGCAGGTTAGCGTCCATAAGGGTATTCCAGCCACTCTCGCCGAGAAGCCAGCCATAGCTGAGGCCGCTCCGAACTTCTGTTGATGCTGCCATCCCATTCTCCTAGTGTTATGGCGTCCCGCCGTACAGTTCGCCGTAGTTGAAACCGTACCCCTCGCGAAGTACCGTGTAGTCATGCTTCTGCAAGCTTACTGCCCCGTCCCGCACGGACTCCAGCTCGAACCGCAGGCGGCCATTCAGGCGGTTGCCCGTGGCCAAATAGCGGTCTAGCTCGATAGCCGACGGCGTGAAGTTAGCAGTATACCGCCCGACGCCTTTGGTTATCCTCCAGCAGTCCATATTCCCGTAGAAGTCGCGCGTCGTTGTGGCATCATTATCCCAGCGCCCGAATATGAGCGGGGCCGAGGCATGCACAGATATGAGGATGCTGTTGGTCACTTCGGCGACCTTGACCCCGTTCACGAACAGCCTGTGCACGTTGCCATTCTTACTCCACGCTATGTGGTACCACGTCAGCAGTGCGAACACATTGGCAGCTGAGGACACGGTTACGGCGGCGGAGGCGGCGTCTCTCAGGACCAGGTTCAGCTGGCCAGTGGCGCTGGCGTACAGTAGCCAGCCGAAGGTGTTCGGGCTGACGAAGTAGTACGGGCCGCAGATGGCGCGCAGGGACGATATGTCGTCGAGCCTAACCCACCCCTCGGCCGTGTAGTCGCCAGCCCCCGGGGACCAGTCGGCGCTGGCCGGGTAGCGGATGATGTCTCCCGCGTTGTCGAACCTCGCGGAGGACCCGCTGAACACCGACTGTGAGGTCACCGTCTGCGCGTTGCCGTACGCGGTTGCCACCTTGGCTAGTGGGCCAGAGTCCGGGAAGAGTACGCCGCCATTGGTACCATTGAACTTGGGCAGCAGTTTCACGCTAGCCCAGTGCGGGTCCTCCAGCGCTTCTGACGGCAGCCCAAAATCGGCCTTCTCGGTGTCGGCGTCGTACGCGTAGGTCGTTCCAGACAGGCCGCTCACCGTGCGGCCCAGTGTATTCGTCTCGCCGTACAGGCGGAGGGTATAGGTCGTGCCAGCCTCCGGGCCGATACTGGAGGCAGTCGTGTCGACCAGGTCGCCCGCGGTCTGCTGTACCCTATCGCGGTGAGCCCAGCTGATTGACAGCGCGGCAACCCCGAGTATGTGGCCGGGGTATGCTGCGCCTCCTACCAGCAGCTTGCCAGGCGGGTAGGGCTTGTAGGCCCGAGCGACGAAGGTCACGGCATCCGCCGGGGCCTCCTCCAGTAGTAGCGTGCCACTGCCCGTGGTCGGTAGAATCTTCACCCCGACGGTCTCGCCGGTGACGTACTCGACGTTGTCCCCGTCGGCATAGGCGTCCCAGAACAGCACGGCCGATCCAGCGGAGTGGGCGGTCGGCACGGTGTCGAGGACGCCGCGGCCGACAGTGATCGAGGCGGACGTGACGGCCGTCACCTTCACGAGCTCGTTGTCTATCTGGGCATGTGACCCCACCGTGACGGCGGCGTAGTCCGTGAAGCCGGTCAGTAGGAATGTGGTGTCGGCGTATCCGACCTCCGTGCTAAGTAGCCCGTACGGGCAGAAGTCCATCGGGTGGGTATTGCCGTCGGAGTACCCCGCGCCGGAGTCGACGGCCAGGCGCGCGTTTATGGCCCCGGAGGGGGCTGCGGCGCTGGCTAGCAGGTAGCATATGTCCGGGTTGGCGGCGAGCTGCTCGTCAGTCGTCGTCTGGCCGAGGCGCTGCACGAGCTCGAAGTACGGGGCCTCGACGACAGAGCGGTAGCTCGTCGCCACGGCGACGCCGGTCGGGTCTTCCCACACTACGCCGGACTCGGCCACCGCCGCGGTGTCCGGCAGGCTGAAGACGTCCTGCATGCACGTCAGGCGCACGGCGTTGTTCCGACCGTCCCCGATGGCCATCCCGGTGATACGCATGACGATGTGCCCGTCATGGTAGTCAGGCCACTCGAACTTGAACACGTCACCGATGTTGAGCTCCGCCGCCACGCGTGTCGCGAAGATGGTGCAGGACAGCAGGGGCGTCGACAGGGCCTGCAGGTTGCGCATCGCCACCCGGGCGGCGATGCCGTGGTTCGTGATCCCGGGGTACTGCATCGTGGTGCCGATGACCGACCCCTGCAGCTGTATCAGCGCCGGGTCCTCGGCCGTCACGCTCGAGGTGTTGCCGGTCTTCGCGTCCCAGAAGTTGACCGTGACCGAGTTCACCATCTCCCCAGGCGCCGACCGCGCGTACCCCTCGACCTTGGAGATGTCGTCTTCACCGAGGGTCAGCAGGGACTCCTCGTCGAAGTCCGCACGTATGAGCTTGAGCACGAACTTGCCGCTGCGGCGGTCGACGTACAGGGCGGCGTTAATATGCCGGACGATCTCGCTTATGAAGTCCTCGATGGGGATTTGGCGATCCCACAGTATGCTGATGCCGAAGCCCTCGGCGAAGAGGTCGTCGGCCGCCGCGGCGAAGTAGTCGTCGTCCACGTCCGAGGCCTGGTACCCCATGCCCCAGTCCTGATTCGTAAGGCACTCGCGTATGATGTGGGCGGGGTTCATGTCCCCGGAGGGCGACGTGACCTCCAGCTCGATGGCCGCGAACTCGCTCGTGCCAGCGTGGTTGAACCCGTTGTCGGAGCTAAATCCTATGAACCCCAGGCTGTCCCGGAACATCTCGTACAGGTTGACCTCGCCGAACAGGCCGCCGGTCTCTAGGTTGGTTATCCGGCAGTTGAACAGGAACGTGTCAGAGTTGTAGGTGACGTCCAGCCGGTACCACGTATCGACGTCGACCGGCCCGGACCCAATGCCATTGCCCGCGCCGCCGGATATGGACGCGAAGGCGATGTTGGGCCGCTGCAGTCCCAGGGTATCAAACCCCGGCTCGCGGCCCGTGTTGAACACGAAGTTGGTCGCGCCGTTGGCCTGGTAGAAGGCGCACTGCCCGGAGTCGTCATTTACGCCATGCGCCACCACGCGGAACTTCATCGTCAGCCGGACCAGCTGGCCGACCTGGTTTATGGGCTTCTTTATGACGTTCTCGCTGACCGGGCCCGGGGCCACGCGCATCGCGCTGCCAAAGGAGGTATCCGTGATGGAGAAGCCGGAGCTGGAGCCGCTCACCACGGTGAAGGCCCCTATGCCGTCGGAGTAGTCGGCTACGGGCTGCTGCCACGTGAAGTTCGAGCTGGGAATCTCGGCCACCGCGTCGTACCACTGCGTCTCGCCATCTTGGGTCTTGTGTATACGCTGGAGCCGTGCGGCCCACTTCTTGAGGTACGGGTTGTTGCCGAGGTAGCACTGACGGAGCACTAGCGCGGACACTCCACGGAAGGCCGGGATGGCCGTGCCGAGCATGGACTGCAGGTAGTCGTTGCGCCCCTGGGCGATGTCGCCGGTCTCGAAGTCCACGGCGCCGCTCACGCCGCCCTCGCGGGCATCGCCCCCGAACAGCTGCGGTGAGGATATGTTGATGCGGCCGCCTGGGGACGATCCAGCCCAGGCCACCCGCCCGTCCACCTTGATCCACTGCAGCTTGTCGACCGGGCCGTGCGTCAGGACTAGGTGCATCCCTAGGTAGTACTTGTACCCGACGGTCTGCTTCTTGCTACTTCCGCCCATTCTTGGCTACCTCCACTATGTTTATCGCCATGGCGTCCCCGGTCGCCACCAGCCGACTGGCCAGGATGCCGTCCTTGAGGAACTCCTTCCAGTCCAGGCCGTGTCTCTCGGCGAACATGCGCGCCCCGCGACTACACCCTCGGGCGGCCCGGACGTCCCGCATCGTCACCAGGAAGTCCTCCTGCATCTCACCCGTCACTTCTTGCCCCCGCTCTTCCGGATTGCCACGGTACGCAGGTCACCGTACCAGACCACGTTCGGGCCGTCTATGTCGCGCGTCCCGAACAGCACGGGAATCTCGCGACCCTCCTCCGCCGTCGGGGCCTTGATGTCCCCCAGGCCTGCCGGAGGCAGGCTCTGGGCCTTCGGGGTCATCGAGTACCCGATGACCAGCAGCACTACGAAGTAGGCCAGGTACCACCACGCCACGGCTGTCTCCTACGCTATGGACGAGCCACCGAACGGATTCTTGCTGGGAATCCATGCGAAGCTGCCGTTGTTGTCTAGGTTGTCGAACTTGCTGTCGCAGGTCGACATCGTCCGGTCGCAGCCGGGGTGAATCTGGACGGCTACCCCGCCGTACAGGTTGCCGTAGTTCCGGCCGTAGCCGGAGCTGCCGAAGGCAGTTGTCAGGTACGCGATCGCCCTGGTGATGGTGATCTGCGCGCCGACGTGGCCGGTTATCATGCGCATGGAGCCGTCCTCGCACTGCAGCACGCCGCCGAGGTACCACCCGCCTGGCTGCAGTGCTGCCTCCGGTATAGTGGCCACGTTGCCCACCAACGCCGTGACCCTGCCGATCGTGGAGAAGTCCGCCATGTTGAGCCGGCAGCCGCGGGCGTACACTGCGTGCTTGTAGGACTTCTGCTACCG